GTAAATCCAACACAAGATGGATTGAAAAAAGCAAACACTGAAAAAGTAACTAGCAAGGAAATTGTTACTACTCCAATGCGTGAAGTTAAAACAGTCCTTGACCTTAAACAATTTGCTACTATCCACAAAGCAGCTAAAGGTGAAGGTTCATATCCTATCCTTAGACACGCTACATCTAAGATGGCAAGCGTAGAAGAATTGGAAAAGAACCCAGCACTTGCTAAACCAGACTTTACTGATGTACCTTGGAAAGTTAAAACTTACCGTGGCGCTATCCCACTTTCACAAGAAGCTATTGACGATGCAGATGTTGACCTTCTTGCAATCGTAGCTGAAGCAGCTAACCAAATCAAAGTAAACACTACAAACGATGCAATCGGTGGTGTTTTGAAAACATTTGAAGCTAAAAACGCAGCTGACTTGGATGCAATCAAAGCTATCTTGAATGTAGATCTTGACCCAGCTTACAACGTATCATTTGTAGTTACGCAAAGTTTCTACCAAAAACTTGACACTTTGAAAGATAAGAACGGTCGCTACTTGCTTCAAGATTCTATCGTTTCTGCATCAGGTAAAGCATTCCTTGGTCATCCAGTATTTGTGGTTGCTGATACAGTTCTTGGTGAAGCTGGTGAAGCTAAAGCCTTTATCGGTGATGTACAACGTGCTGTACTCTTTGCTGACCGTCAAGAATTAGGCCTTCGTTGGACTGATAACGAAATCTATGGTCAATACTTGCAAGCAGTTGTACGCTTCGACGTTAAGAAAGCAGATGCTAAAGCTGGTTACTTTGTAACTATGCCCTAATACTCCCCCAATTAGTGGGGGTGTCTCACGGTCAGCTGTAACTTTAGCAGTACCAACCGCAAGTAGCACCAAACAAGACATCATGTCTTACCTAGATAGCAAAGGAATTTCTTACACAGCAACTCAAACCAAAGAGCAACTACTAGCCTTGATTGGAGGTTAGATTTATGGAAGCTAAAAAGAATGGTTTTCTTGAAGAAGTTAAGTTGTATTGTAAAATCGACTATGACTTCGAAGATGATTTACTACTTGAGCTTATCGAGTCAGCAAAAGAACAGATTTGTTTTGCAATCGATAACGACTTAAGTCCAGAAGATTTAGTGGACTATGCTAAATTCCGACTAGCTGTTAAAAAGCAAGTTAAAGAAGAGTACGAACATCGTGGGATGTCAGCAGATACTATGCGCTATCCATTGGCAAATGGTGTGCTGAATATCATTCATCAGCTTAGAACACGGAGGGAAAGTTAATGCGGACACGTAACATGAATGTTCGCATTACTTTTTTTCAAAGAATAGGCGGACAGAATGAAGATGGAGAAGTGCTAGATTTCGAAAGAAAGGACTTATATACTTGTTGGGCAGAAGTATCTAAAACATCTATTAAAGATTTTAGAGAAAGTGCGACTGTCACAAAAGCTGGTGGATTGGTAGAACATAAAGACACTAAAACATTCTTAATTCGTCATCTTCCAAAACTTCCTTTTGACAATTCTTGTTATGTAGATTTTGATGGCAATGAATATCAAATCGTAGCCATCGAACGTGATCATGCAAACAAGGAAATTGACTTAATTAAGGGAGTGATGTTGTCGTGACGAAAGGATTAGACCTTTGCCTAAACAACCTTACAAAATTGGAGGTTAAAGCACCTAAAGTAGCTCGTGAAGCAGTCACAATGGTCGCTGAAGAGTTTGAGAAAGAACTTGGAATAAATACTCCAGTTTCTGATGAACCTACACCTACTCGATTGAAAGCAGATATAAAAATCAGCAATTTCAAGGGTAGAGGTGGTGCTCCATCAAAGGATATCGGTTTTGGTCGTACTACTGGTTGGCGTGCTAGATACCCGAATAGCGGGACAATCTATCAGAAAGCACAAGACTTCGAGGAAAAGACTATTAATGCAGTTACTCCTCGCGCTAAAAGAATATATGAACAAAAAATAAGGGAGGTGCTAAAATAAATGATTGCTGAAACTGAAGCATACAAACTTTTGGTAGCAGATGAAAAGTTAAATCAACTGTTTAATGAGTTTAGGGGCAAAGAATTTCCAGGATATAAGCAAGGTATTTTTACTTATGATATCCCTGAAAAGCCTACAAACTTAAAACGAAAAGAGCTCGCTCCGTTTGCAAGAATTTATTTAACTTACGAAGCACCTCACAAGTATGCAGATGATGAAATCATCTCAATGGAACAACGTATCACAATCAATTTTTGGTGTAAGAACGCAAAGCAAGCTGACAAAATCGCCAAAAGAATGGATACAATCTTAGAAAGTAGTGGATTTGAACGCTACACAGCAAATGAGAAACCTCGATACATGGATGACGATATTGGACTATTAATGAATGTCCGAAAATATCGTCTTTTTGATTGGAGTGATCTCGAAGAAATGAAAGGAAAATAAATAAATGTCTAAAGTTAAATTTGGTTTACGTGGTTTTGAATATGGGGTTTTGAATGATAAAAACCTTGTACCAGGAGACACTAAAAAAATCCCTGGAATTAAAACAGCAAAATTGGATATCACAAATGAATTGAACACTATCACAGCAGATGATGGACCATACGTAGTATTGTCTTCTGGTATCACTGGAACAACTCTTGAAGTATCATGGCTTGATTTGGGTAGTGAAGCTCGTAAGGACTTCTACGGTATCACTGTTGAAAACGGTGTTGAAAAATACAATAAGAAGATGACTCCAAACGATGTCGCTTGTTTGTTCCGTACAACTGGCGATGATGGTAAAGGTATCTGGGTTGGTCTTCTTAAAGGTAAGTTCTCACTTCCAGGAATGGATTTGGAAACTAAAGATGGTTCACCAGAACCTAAAAACGATACTGTATCTGGTAGCTTTGTAGCTCGTGGAGATGACGATGATGCTCTTGTAATTGTAGTTGGTCGCGAAGACAACCAACAATTCCAAGAAACTGAATTCCGTAAACTCGTTTTCCCAAAGTCTTAAGCGGTGCTAGTTCTGAACGAACAGTAACCGCTGAATCAGGCGCAGTAAGACAAGATGCATAAGAATAGGCTTGGTTATTCCAAGCCTTTATTTTTTAAAAGGAGTTAATAATGTTTGAAATTAAATTTAAAAAAGCAGGTGTGTTGAAAGAATTTTCGAAAGACTACGTAAACGTAGAAGACAACCTGTTGGCTTTGGAACACCAGGTCCGACAAACTTCATTGTACGAAAACAAGGAAGATTTGCTAAACCCTGCTAAACATCGTGAAGTGAATGAAGCATATCTTGATATGTTTGTAAAAATGTACGGTGAGCAATTCGATGCAGACGATTTGAAGAGTGCAAGTGTTGAAACGCTTGAAACATTGAATGATCTATATCTTGCAGCACTCGGTGGAAAACAAGAAGAAAAAGAGACCACCAAGGGAAAAAAGAAGAAAAAGGGTTAAGCCCTAAAGAAGCTCAAAACAATTTATTAGTTTGGGTTCAATCATTAATGAATCAAGGATATACAATCCATGATATTAAAAGAATGCGCTTATCAGATTTTGATTTGATGGTGCAGGCTTTAGAAACAAAAGAAAGCCAAGAGGAAGAAGAAACAACCCTTGACAAGGCCTTCCCATTCCTTTTTGGATAGAAAGGAGAATGAATGGCAAGTAATATTGGTGAATTAGTCGCCACTGCAACCTTAGATGTCGCTCCTTTTCAGTCGAATGTCGGGAGGTTGAAAACCTATTTAAAAGGTGTCGATAATTCCCTAAAAGCGATGGAAAACAACTTTAAAGGTGCTGGTAAGAATGTCAGCAACTTAAAAGGACTTTTATCGCAAACTGGTTCAGCTCTAAGCTCATATCAAAAAGTATTGAGTTCACAGAGTGAACGATATAACCAATTAAAAGCTAGTATAGGAGATGTTTCAACTGCCACTGCTGAACAAAAGCAAAAGCTAGTTGAAGCAAGTGCTAGTATGACAGCTACTGCTGCTAAAGTAGCTGAATTACAAAATCGATATGAACAGTTAGCTAGTTCTATGAGACAAGCTTATATCGATGATAGTGCCTTCACTAAGTTTGGTAGAGGTGCTCAAGAAGTTGGTAATAAAATCGGTCAAATGGGTCAAACCATATCTGGTTTTGGTTCTGCTTTGACTCGTGGGGTTACTGCTCCAATTGTAGCTGGAGCTGGTCTTGTAGTGAAAGCTGCAATCGATTATGAGTCAGCTTTTGCAGGTGTTAAGAAAACAGTTGACGAAACCGCGACGGTATCTTATCAAAAATTGTCAGATGGTATTCGTCAAATGGCTAAAGAATTACCAGCAAGTGCTGTTGAAATCGCAAACGTAGCAGAAGTAGCAGGACAGTTAGGTATTAAAACAGAAGATATTCTCTCATTCTCTCGTACTATGATTGATATGGGAGAGTCAACCAACTTGAGTGCGGAAGAAGCTGCAACAGCAATCGCAAAAATTGCCAATATCATGGGGTTAACGTCGGACGAATACTCTAAATTTGGTGCAGCCGTTGTAGATCTTGGTAACAACTTTGCAACTACTGAAAAAGATATCGTAGAGATGTCTAATCGTTTGGCAGCAGGTGGGAAACTAGCTGGACTAACTGCTCCAGAAATCTTAGGTCTTGCAACTGCTATGAGCAGTGTAGGGATTGAAGCAGAAGCAGGTGGTACTGCAATGACTCAAACACTTACAGCAATCGGTAATGCAGTTGCATTGACAACTAAGGACTCAGCAGATGATCTTGCATTGATTGCTAAAGTTGCAGGAACAACATCAGAAGAGTTTCAACAGGCTTGGAAAGAAAAACCAGCTGAAGCTTTGCAATCATTTATTAAGGGTCTAAACACAGCACATGAAAAAGGCGCAAATGTGGATGCTATCTTGATGAAACTAGGCATGACAGGGGTTAGACAAGGGAACATGCTTAAATCTCTTGCTCTATCATCAGATAAAATGAGTGCAGCAGTACAGCGTTCTAACCAAGCGTGGAAAGAAAACACTGCCTTAACCAATGAAGCGAATAAACGTTATGAGACTACTGAGTCTCAATTAAAGATGTTTAGAAATCAAATCACCGACTTGGCTATTGAAGTCGGAGGTCCGCTCATTAAGGCTCTTAGAAGTGGTCTTGATGCAGTAAAACCATGGATAAACAATCTTGCTGATTTAGCAAAAAAATTCAGCTCATTATCAACAGAACAACAACAGAATATCATTAAGTGGGGATTGATGGCAGCTGCTTTAGGTCCTGCTTTGAAGTTGTTAGGTGGTGGTGTATCTGTCATTGGTGGTTTTGTAAAAGCTATTGGTGGTCTTTCGAAAGGTATTGGTTTTTTAAGTGGATCAGTTAAATATCTTGCAAATATTCCAGCTGGTTTAAATGCATTGGCTGGTTCAGCTGGTGCTGCTGAAACAGCCATGGCAGGTATGTCAACTAGTGCTGGTTCTATGACTGGCGCAATTGGTGCGCTTGCAAATCCTTTAGGATTGATAGTTGGTAGTATTGGTTTAGTAACAGCTGGTCTTGTCTATCTTGGAAATGAGAAAGACAAAGCAAGAATCAAGACAGAAGAGTTTGGTTCACAATTAAGTAGCACTGCACAAGGCGAATTAAGAAACTTCCAAAAGACAGTTGATGAAACGAGTACAGCAGTTGCAAACTTTGGAACACACGCTGGAGATGTTGAGAAAGTTTCAGGAGCGTTTAAAAAGCTTTATGAAGATATTCAAGCAGCAGCAGACCAAAGCAACAAACGAATGGAAGAGCTTGGTAATAAATGGGGCTTGAGTGAAGAACAAATTGCTAAAGCTAAAGATAGAAATGGTCAAATCGTTTCAAATACTGAATCAATGATGGACCAAATCAATGAAATCTATGCGCGTCATAATGGCGATGCTAGTAAGTTTTCTCAAGAAGAAAAAGAAATCATCTTGAACAACCAAAACGAGATGATTAAAGCTAAACTTTCCATGATGAGCTTATCTGCTGATCAACAGAAAGCAGCATTGCAAGCACTGAACGGAGAGGTTGCAAGTCTAAACGAAACTCAATTAAAACACACTAAAGATGTTTTGAAACAAGCTATGGATGAAGAGAAAAAACTTTACGAATCATCTAAGAGCGAGTTGAAAGAGTTGTTGGACGGGAAAGCTATTGACCAAGAAACTTACAACAAGAAAATGCAACAGCTCGAATCTAACCATACTCAAACCATGGAAGCTTTGGGTAGTAAGTATTATCAAGTTATGAAGAATCTGGACGAAAAAGTTAAGTCCAGAACTGGTCAAAACTGGAACTACTGGGAAGAAGCTAAAAAAGTCTTAGAAGAATACGGCTTATCTTATGAAGAAATCGGTCAAAAGGCAGCAGCAGCATCTGAAAAAGCTGGAAACTCTCATAGCATTCTCGCTAAATATACTAGTGAGATGAGCAAGGAAGTCAAAGAAGCCAATGATGCTTGGTCATTATTAGTTGGGAATATCGATAAAAACGGTAACTTCCAAGTCAAGTCAAACGTTAAAGAAGTTATTGGAGAAGCTGCTAAATCTGCAGAAGGTTGGGAACAATTACAGTTCATTGCTAAAACTGCTGATATCAACTCAAATGCTCGTGTAACCATTGCTGAAGCACTTGTAGAGTCAGGCAAGTGGAAAGAGATGAGCCTTGAAGAAAAACAAGTCATCGTTAATAATCAAGCAGGCTTACAAGCTATTTTTGATAGTGAGAAAAACCTCAAGATTTGGAATGATATGCCAGCGGAAGTCAAAGAACTTCTTTTGAAGAACAATGACATCATGAGCAAGGCAGATGAAGCTACAAAAGCTCTTACGAACTATGAAGCTCTGACACCAAAACAAAAAGAATTGCTTGCAACAGATGATAAGTTCAGAGATGCAGTGGCTCGTTCTACTGAAACATTGACTACTTGGAATGCTCTTACACCGTTCACAAAGGACTTACAAGTAAACCCTGGTAACGTTTTATATAACGGTCAATTATCAATCGATAAGATTGGCGAGTGGAACTTAGCACCAGCTCTAACCAAGTCATTAACTGCAGCGGATGAAACTGGTACTGCAGTTAACAGTGCAATCCTTAGTGTGAACTCTCCTAAACAAGAAGCGCCAATCGGCATTTTTGCCAATGATAATACAGCAGGAGAATCACAATCAGCAAGTTTAAGTGTAAACTCTCCTTATCAATTTAAACCAATTGATATTAATGCTGTCAACAGAACGCAAGGAGAAGCTAACTCTGCAGAATATGCAGTAAATGCAGTTAGACAAAATGGACCAATTAATATTAACGCAAGAGACAACACAGGTGGTGCGATCAATAGTGTATGGTCTGGTTTGGTATCCTTGCCAGCTGTAAAATTTATCGATATCATTACACGACATTTTACTGAACGACATGCAAAAGGTACGGATAATCACCCAGGAGGTCTTGCAACAGTCAATGACCAACGAGGTACGCTCTATAAAGAGTTGGTAACATTACCAGACGGTACTTCCTTCATTCCAGAAGGGCGTAACGTAGTCTTACCACTTCCTCCAGGTTCTAAAGTCATGCGAGCTGGTAAAACTCGTAGCTTGATGAACCGTTTAGGTATTCCAAACTATGAAAAAGGAATTGGTTTTGAAGATACAAAAATCTCACATCTAAGTAGACGAATTCAAAGCGTCAACGTTCGAAATAGTCAACGTGGCTATCAAAGTACAGCTTATTCTGCTGACTATGGAAACGGTAATGGTCAAGCAGTAGTATCTGAATTGGTTAGCTTGAAAGAAAGTGTAGAAAACTTGCTTGGTAGATTGCTTGATAAAGATTTCAATACTTACCTAGACGGTCAAGTTATCGCAGAAAATTCTTATCAATATCAAGGTCATATCATGAGAAGGGAGGGTATTTAATGTCAAATTATTTAAAAGTCAATGATTTCACAACAACTGGTTTAAGGAATTGCGTAGTCGTAGACTTTGGAACAATCCGTTCTGCCACTCCTCGTTTCTCTGAACAAACAAAACCATACGGTATGAATGGTAGTTACAATCAAGAAGATGGCGCTTTTGAAGATTATGAAAGAACTATTCGTGTCTTCTTTGAGCGTTTTTCTGATTTAGCAACCTTGGTAGAGAAATTAAAAGCGGTTGGAAATAAACTAGAATTCAGCTATCAACCTGATTCAGTTTTCTATGCTGATTTACTAGATACTGAAATCACTCCAAAAGGGATGTATGGTTGGGAATTGGCAATCAAGTTAGA